CCAAAGGTGGAGGAGTCAATGCTACATCAGGAGCAACAATCGTTTCGCTTCCTGCAGCACCATTACCGAATTGACCTTGAGTATAATCTGCAGATAATGTTCCGCCTGCAAGAATATCCATACTACCACTGGACTCAAGATTAACTGAAGAACCAAGTAAATTAAATCCTTCATCGGCAGCAACTGAAACTGCAGAACCATTTATAGCATAATTAGTATCTGCCTTCTGATTAATATTTGCAGCTTGAACATCAAAGTCGCCAACTGCTTTAATAAGAATGTCACCACCTGCAGCCATATAGATATCATTGGCAACACCGATGTCCATATTACCACCAACTTTAAGTGTGGCATTTTGTTCTACTTGAATGTTGGCATCTGTTCGAGCATAGATGTTTGCATTACCATTTACGGTAATATTTAATTCACCAGCGACAGATAAACAACCATTCTTTTCCATGACAACAAAGTTATCACCAATAATATAATTAACTTGAGTTCCGTTTGGATCAATTTCACTGAATGTACCTGAACGATGATAAGTGTTTATTCTTTCGTATCCTGGAGTATCATCAAACTCTTGTAGGTGACCAGATTCTGTTTCAAGCACTTTGTTAAATGGATACTTTGCTCCATATGGTGCTTCTGGTTGATCCCATGTTCCGTTATCAAGTGCTTTTGGAACACCTTGTTTACGAATGGCATCTTTCTTCTTAATAACTGTACCTTCAATAATACCACGAGCAAGACGATTGGTATCTGGCTCTCCGATGTATTCTTTTAATGGGTATTTGTTATTTGGATCTCTAAAACCAGTAGTACCAGAACCAGTACTGATAGACTCAGGTGATGGTTGTGGTGTAGTAACGATTCCTACAGGTGGTTTATCTGGAATTGGAGGTAGTGCATCTTTTTCTGGAGCACCACTATCTGGAGATTTTCCGTAAAAATATTCATAGTAAGACTTTTTCTTTGCAGCAATATCTGGTGAGTTTATACCAACTGCTTGTTTAGCTGCAAGGAAATATCCAGGATGGTCATTTACATTAACACCTTTTGGTACTCTGTCTTTGATGTATAATGCAGCAACTAGTGCTGATACATTAATATCGTTATCAAGAGAATCTGGATTATTAACAATATCAAGATTCAATCCCATATCATTAGCAAGTTTCTGATATCTCGCATAGTTTGATTTACCAGTTAGCTGGATAAATCCACGACCAAAATACTTACCACCATCAGCATCTGTCTGATTTCCAAGAAATCCCTTTCCTCGTTTTGTTGGACCATATGCCCATGAGAAAAATTGTGCTCTAGTTAATCCTCGTTTTTGAGCATTGGCATATTGCGCAATATCTTCTGGAGTAGCAAATGAGTAAATAGTTTTAAGACGAGCCTCAGAATAATTGTATGCTTCTAGTTGAGGTATCCAAGTAGTTTCACCACCAGCAATACCAAGCAATGCACACTTTTGTTCTTTAGTAGTTAATCCAACTTTATCACATGCAGCGATTAGTGCTTTAATACCTTCTGTTGATTTATTTGGATTACTAGAAGATTTTGGAGGAGCAACTGTTGGAATTGCTGAATTGGTTGGTGTTTGTTTTACTTTACTCGCTGTTGAAGAACCAGTAGTTATTGGAGTTCCATCTCCAGAGGTAACAACATTACCATCACTAGTAACTAAATTATTAACTTTACTTTGTGCAACTGCTGCAAGGTTTGTAGGAGCAGACTCAAATTTAATAATGTTTTCTTGATAGTTAATAACTGGACTACTAATTGTAATCTTAGTACCACTATCAATTGAAACGATAAAAGTATCTTTTGGTATACCGAATGCCAATATTCTCATATTGGCTTTTAGATCTTTTGTTAGAGTAGTTGAACCAGTTTCTTTATCATAAAATGTTAATTGTGTCCCATTCGTTGGACCAGGAATAGTTCTTAATTCTAGGTTTTCAATTTTACCACCAGAACCAATTGGAGCATCATCATCTTGGTCAATAGGTGCTGGCGCAGAAGGAATACCACCAACAGTACCAATCATAATTGGTTGCTGATTGTCAGTATCAGCAAAGATAATAATTACAGAAGTTCCTTCAACTGGACCAATTGGAGAGAAGCCAATACCATTCATTGCAGCAGATGTAACTGACTGCATTGGATGTGCCCATGGTAATTCTGAAGTAGGAAGTTGCGATTTGTCGTGCGTGTGTAATCCAACTACTCGGACTTGACAACGACCAAGTTTTAATGGATCACTTCTATTTTCTACGACACCATAGTAAAAATTCATTATTTGTTCCTATTCATATCCATCTGCGATGATTCTTTAATTAGTTCCATGTGACATTCATGTTTTGCTTTATCGATATAATGATTGATAGCTGCAATAATGTAATAACCAGAAAACATTTTGTCTGTGGTATCTTTATCATTTTTGGACATTGGTTCTATTTTATTTAACACGACACCAACTTTCTGTCCAACTGTGTAATCTGTTCTTCCAGGAACTGTAATACTAATTTTATTGGCTTCTGCCATCTTCATTAAGGATGCTCGCTCTTGAAATGTCTTAGAATTAGTGACATCTCCAAAACCATTAAAATTACCATAATCTTTAGGAAAGTTAATCAGAGTTGATCCTGATCTAAAAATTGCTTTATCTGAATTGATTGGATATTTGTTTAGATGTTTTTGTTGTTCAAATCTTTGGAACATATTATAGTTCTTAACTGAATAGGTTTTCTTAGTCACATCATACGATATTTGTTTTGAAGATAACATACCACTACGAATTCTATCCATGTAATCATATCCAGTGGGAATACTAATGTCTGAGATTCGTTTGTAATCTTCATTTACATTTCTAATATCACCACCATTGGGTAATTTGTCACGAGTATATTTGTCGTAAGTAAACTCTTGATACATTGTGTTTTGGTATAGAGTTTCTAAACTAATAAAATAGAATCCATCTCTGTTCTCAAAGAAAACATAGTTTGGAGTCTTATTCATGTTCACTGCTTGCTCGCAGAGATACATAATGTTCTTAATTGGAGACCAGTAATTTGAAATATACTTTACATTAGAAAGAGTTGGTTCAATCTGAACATTCTTTTTACTTTCTAATCCAATAATATTATCTTTAATAAATGGTGTAACTAATTCAGAAACTTTGTTAGCAAAAACTCGGCTAACTTTCTTGTTAAGATCTGCCACTGCTTCAACTGACACAAAATGTAGTTGATAGATTACAGCACGATCACCAAGCAATTCTCTATCTGATAGTTTGTAGATATAATACTTACCTTTAATGGCACTATCTTTTAAAGCAGGAGTTGTAATGTCTAATTCAAGATATTCCTCACCAATAAATGGGAATAGGTTGATAAGATCTAAAGACTCTTTAACAATAATACTACCAGTTATAAATGGCGAGAAAATGTCTTCATAAAATTGAACAGTTAAAACTTGAGCTGTGATGTCTTGGAAAAACCCCCTTGGAGTAATTACCTGAACTTTATTAATGCTGACATCGCCAGCAAACCTCAATTGTTGACTAGATTTCATTACAATAATTCTTTATATTGTGTCAGTATAGTTGATATAACCTGTGGAGAAATTACTTTGATTCTTCTTTTTGATTCATTGAGTGTTCGCTCGTAGTCATCATTAGAAACTGACACTGCACCAGTAGCAGTAGAGTTTACAACAAAACCTGCAGCGTTTACATAGTAACGAATTGCATATCGTTGTGCACCATATGTTGCTACGATATGTTTTACTAGTGCTTGTTCGGAAAGAGGGAAGTCTGAAATGTAATCATGTTTTTGATTTGCCAACATAATAATCCAATGATATTCTGGATCACCATATATTTTTTCAGCAACAATTTCTGGAGTCTCACCATCAACAATATCATACTCATCGAACAGAGTTACATTCTCTAATACTTCTTTACGGAAACGAACATTCCTAGTAATATCTGTTACAACAGTAGTCTTAGTTGTGTTTCCATATTTGAAGTCGTATAAAAACTTTGGGAATTCTTTGAAGTACATTATAGACCATCCTTGACTTTGTCTTTGGTAAGAAGAGCAAGTTCTTTAAAGTTCATTGTCACATTAATCTGTGTTGGCATACCATTATCAAATGTAGTAAATGCACCATTCGGTGTATAGTTTACATTTAGTTCTGTGAGTACGCATGATGTGTGACGATGCAGATTCCTATTCTCTGCGCCATTTTGATAGTAAAAAATATCAAATTCAGAAGGATAAATGTAAATAAAATTACCTGAATCTTTCGCAAATTCTGGATGCATATGATATTTAAACTGTTTAATGATATTTAAAACATTTTGCGCTTCGACTGTGTCACGAGGAAAGAACTGATAATCAAAAGTGAATGATCTAAAATCAACACCCTTAAAGATTTGTTCTTTCTTTGGATTTGCAGCAAGTCCAGTAGCTGCAGACATACCTGCTGCATTTGGTCCTTTTGATAAAGCCAAATTAGTAATGATGGCTTTGGCAGGTTCGGTTAGATTTTTAGCATCTTTATTTTTAACTGCAGCCATTAGTTCTGTTGCAGCAGTAGTTGCCATTGCAAGTGCACCAGTGTCATCTTCATTCCACTGCATACCATATCTAATTGACAATTGGTTTGGTACATGCATGGCAATAGCAGTTTTTAATCTTCTTTGTGCACGAGTAGCAGATGCAGCCATTAAAGCAGTCGCACCAGCACCAACTGTGGCTAATCCAGCTGCAGTAGCTGACGCACCACCAGCACCAAGTGCTTTACCCAATACTGCTCCACCTATATTGAGTGCTGCAGCACCAGCAAATAGTTTGTCTTTAGTTAAATTCTGAGCAATAAGATCTCCACGATCTCTTGGTGTAATATCACTCACAAAATCTTGTTCTGAAAGAGATTGCGCCAGTTTAGAATCAACTGCCACATTGATGTAAAATATAACATAGTTTCCACCATAATCACCTGTTGCTGATATTAAATCAGAAGGATACGAGTGACTTGAAACATTATACTTTTTATCTTCTTGGTTATTGAATGTAGTTACAGTTGATCCTCTGGTACTGCCCATATCTGGTTTAACAGCCCATTTATCCACTGTAGCATTAACAGCTTGTTTAGCAGAGTTCCATGTGTCTTGTATTCCCATTTCGTGCCTTTAACCTAAATATGGTTGTTATTATCCTAATTAGTTATTTATGTTCCACAAGAGAAAGTTTATTCCTATATTTCCAGAAAAATATACAGGGGATCCCACAAACATTATTATGAGATCCAGCTGGGAGACACGATTTGCTTCTTGGTGTGATAAGAATCCTAGTGTATTGAAGTGGAGTTCAGAGGAAACGATTATACCCTATAAATGTCCAACGGATAATCGTATTCATCGTTATTTCGTGGATTTTAAGATTACCGTAACTACAGGTAAAACCTATCTGGTCGAAGTTAAACCAAAAACACAAACCCAACCACCTATTTATCCTGGAAAGAGAACCCAAAGATATTTACAGGAATCTTTAGCGTT